CGGCAACTTCGGAAACTACCCACTCTACATCGGCGCACGCGCAGGCACATCACTCTACTTCAACGGTCGCCTCTACCCACTAATCATCCGTGGCGCTCAATCCAGCCTCTCGCAGATCGAAGCTGGCGAGCTTTACACCAAGCAGAAGATGAGGCTGCCATGAAACGAAATACCAAATTGCGCCTATTGGGCTGCACCTTAATCGTCGCAATGTTCCTATCGCTGCTGCCCGGATGCGGCGGCGGTGCATATTCTCAAGAGATCGAGAAGCCCCCAGCAAGCCTGATGGACCCTGCTGCTTGGGAGATCGGCCCGATCATGTGGGGCGACAACGCGAGCAAGGGAGTTCCTCTGCATCCGTCAGCGCATCCAGAAGGCTGGTTTATTGATGTGCCATACCCAACGCGAGAGCAAGGGCATGTGCATTACGTCACGGTGCCTACCGGCCCGCTCACGCCTGACCAGACGATCACCCTTTGCCTGCGGATTGAGGCTGATCCAACTACTAAGCTGGTGCCCGTTAAATTCCCCGATGCCAAGGGCCTAATCACACTCTACTTCCAGCAGGGTGGTGATATGTGGACGGGAGAAGGGCAGTACCGCTGGTATCGCTGGTATGCCAAGTTTGGCACTGTGGCTGACCCACGTTCAGGCGAGCTTGTGATGACTGCGCGCCTGGATGACCCAAGATGGGGCGCTGTGATGGGCGGGACCGCTGCTACCAACCCGGCTGAGTTCGCTGCTGCACTGGACGGAGCAAGCCGCATTGGCTTCGTTTTGGGCGGCGGAGATGGCCTGGGTCATGGCGTTTACGCAACCGGTCCGCTGCGGCTTGTGGTTACGGGGTTTGAAGTGAGGGCTGCACAATGACGCCATCACAAGACCTCACCCTGGCTGGCGTGAAGATGGTGCAGGCTGAGGCCGTTGAATGATGCAAGCCGGACGCCTCAATCGCCGCGTCACGCTGCAGAGCCCGTCGCAATCTGTCGACGAGCTAGGACAGCCCATCCCCGGCTGGACGGATGTAGCCACGCTGTGGGCTGACATTCGCATGAAATCGGGCCTAGAAAGCATCAAGGCAGGTGCGCCGGTGTCTGTGGTGCAGGCATCCATTCGCGTGCGCTACAGGGCCGGAATTACGGCTGGAATGCGCCTGACGCACAACTTGCAGGCGTTCAACATCGTTGCAGTGATGCCGGATGTGGGCGGGCGGGGATACGTTGATCTTGTGTGCGAAGTGGTGAACTGACATGGGCATGGCTGTACGGATGAACGTCACCGCGTTCAAAGAGCAGCTGCGCGCCGAGTTGGATAAGCTCCACGCAGCCACCAGGCCAGCAGCGCAGGCAGGCGCACAGATCATCTATGACGCGGCGCGGCTGAATGCGCCGGTGTCCAAGAAGCCGCACAAGTTCTACGGCACGCACAAGGTCTATGGGCCTTATGCGCCTGGGAACTTGCGCGACTCGATCTATCAGGTTTTCAGCAAGACCAATAGCTATAAAGATGTGAGCACGTATCACATCAGTTGGAATGCGGACAAGGCCCCATATGGCGCGATGGTCGAATTCGGCACCAGCAAGGCACCGGCGCGGTCATTCATCGGCAAGGCCGTGACGGAGACAAGGACGCAGGTTCGTCAGGCGATCAAAGAGCGGTATTTGCAAGAGGTCGGGCATGGAAGTTGATCTTGTTGCACTGCTCAAAACGCAGTGTGCGCAGACGTTCCCAGACATTGCACCGCAGGACGTTGCGCCGCCCTACGTCACGTGGCAGAGCCTTGGCGGTGAATCGCGCTACACGCTGGCCAACACGCCCATCGACAAGCGCAACACGCTGATGCAGATCAACGTCTGGTCAGCCACCCGCAAAGAAGCGAACACGCTGGCGCGAGCGATTGAAGCGGCGATCACGGCATCACCCGCATTCGTCGCCACGCCAGAGGGCGAGCCGGCATCCATTCACGAGGAAGACACCGGACTTTACGGCGCGATTCAGCGCTATTCGATTTGGAGCGCCCGCTAGTTCGGTCGCAAAGAGCAACTGAGCCGCCTTCGGGCGGCTTTTTTGTGCCCGCAAAGGGCTCCCACCACCGCCCGCAGAGATTGATCGAAGCGGGTTTTTTTGTGCCCTTGCGGGCCTTGAAAGGAAACCAACCATGGCATACAGCTTGCCCGAAGGTTCCAGCCAGCAGTTTTCCAACACGCTGGCCGCAGCCAAGACCATCACCGCGATCACCAACGCCAATCCGGCCGTTGCCACCTGCACCGGGCACGGCTACACGACTGGCGACGAGATCATGCTTTCCAGCGGCTGGGAAGATGCGACCGATTCGGTTTACAAGATCGAATCTGTTGACGCCAACAGCTTCAGGATTCTCGGCCTTGATTCGACCAACACGTCGTTTTTCCCCGCCGGCTCCGGCGGCGGCTCGGCTCAAAAATTGTCCGCATGGACGGCCATCCCGCAAGTGCTGACGATCAGCGCCAGCGGCGGCGACGCGCGTTTTACCGACGTCAACCCGCTGGCAAAGCGCAACGGCATCCGCATCCCGACCGGCTTCAACGCCACCAGCATCACGCTCTCGCTCGGCTTCGATGCCACCGCGCCGGCCTACAAGACCATGGTCGGCATTTCTCGTTCACTGTCCAAAGTGGCATTCAAGCAGGTTCTGTCTGGTGGCGCCGTGCAGTACGGATGGGGCTACCTGACCGTCAGCGAGTTCCCCAAGCTGAACAACAACCAGGTCAACACTGTTGACGCGGCCCTGACGTTCCTGGGCCGCACCATGTCCTACGACGCCTAAAGCGTCATCCCGCGCACCGGCCCGGCGCCGTTCGCTTCCTTCGCGGGGAGCGGCGGCGTCGGGCACGGGCGTTTTTAACCCCCCGCGAAAGGAAAAAGAAATGGCAAAAATCGTGTTGGGCAAACGCCCCAAAAACTTCAAGCGAACCGTGCAATTCGACCTGCCAGAGGGCGGCAAGGGCGCTGTTGAAGCGACCTTCGTTTATCGCACCCGAACCGAGTTCGGCGCGTTCGTTGATGAATTGCTTGAAGGCGCTGGCGTGGCTGCCAAAGGCCAGGGCGATGAAGACGTGAAGCTGTCGCTGAAAGAGGCGCTCGAAAAGACGGTGGACACCAATGCCGAGTACCTGATGAAGGTCATGGAAGATTGGAATCTGGACGTCGAATTCAGCAAGGACGCCGTACAGCAGATGTGCAACGAGTACCCAGGCGCTGCGCTGGCGCTGATCGACGCCTACCGACTGGCGATCACCGAAGGCCGCTCGGGAAACTGATCGGCGCTGGCGCAGCGTTTTATCAACGCGGCGCCAGCGACAAGGACAAAGCCAATGCATTCATCGCCGCCATCGTTCGCGCGGGCGGCGATGCGATGTTTGAAATCTGGCCCGAAAACGCACGCGCGTTTGGGCTGTTCACGCAACTCACCACGCAGTGGAACGTCGGTTTCGGCGGTTATGTCGGCCTGCGCTACGAGGCCGCCTACCCGCTTCTCGACCGCGAGGCAGACAGCCCGCAAGACTGGCGCGAGCTGTTCGACGCGTTGCGCGAGATCGAGTACGGCGCCCTGAGTGAGCTGAACAAAAAGGATTGACCTAGTGGCCGATTTGAAGATTCAAGGCGAGGTTGTTGTTGATGCGAGTCAAGCAGAAAGTGCGCTTGATCGTGTCGGCAGCAAAGCCGAATCGATGGCCGCTGGTGTCGGCCAATCTGCCGGACAAGCCGGAAAAGCTGTAGATGGAATTGGCGACAAAGCAGAAACCGGCGCGCAGAAGTTCACCCGTGCCGAGGCGCGGATGCGCGACTCAATCCGCAAGTCCACGCTGGAGCTGCAGCAGTTCGGCAAAACGGCCAGCGAGAAACTTGAATTCAAGATTGCAGACAAGGGCCTTGACGCCAGCAAATTTCAGCCCTACCTGGCCGAGCTGCGCAAGGTAGAGGCGGCACACCAGGCGGCGTCGGGCACGCTGGATGGAATGGGCATGTCTGCCAAGGCAACGGCGGCGGCTTTGCGCGGTGTGCCTGCGCAGTTCACCGACATCGTGACTGCCCTGCAAGGCGGGCAGCGCCCATTGACCGTGCTGATGCAGCAGGGCGGCCAGCTGAAGGACATGTTTGGCGGCGTTGGTGCTGCCGCGCGCGCGTTGGGTGGTTACGTGCTGGGCCTCATTAACCCGTTCACCCTCGCAGCTGCTGCGGTGGGTGCAATTGCGCTTGCCTATAACCAGGGCAGCAAGGAGCAGGATGCGTTCGTCAAATCCATCGTCACGACCGGCAACATCAGCGGCGTGACCGCTGGGCAGCTCGGGCAG